GTCGCAGTGTTTAAATCTTCGCCGTCTTCTAACTCTGTTTTCGTTGTGTATGATTTAGACCGAACGAACCACTTCACACTTGAAATAGTGACTCCATCACCTAAAAAGCGTGACCAATCCACGCTGTAATCTAAAGTTTCATCTGGGTCTTTATTGGGCCACTTTAAACTCATTGTTAATCCTCTGATACGTACACAGTACGTTGTGCTGATGTCGTACTCGGCTCGACGTACACTGTTCTATTCTCTGCTGGAATAATGACTGTGCGCTCTGCAGATGTTGTTGCCACTATGCGACCCTCGGTATGTACACTGTTCTACGGCGACTGTAGAGAGCACTAACTGCTTGAAAATCAAATTGGACTGCAGTAATTGTGGGGTCTTCAATCAAGCCTGTCATGCCTTCAGATGTAATCACGTGGGTGTTACTGTGTGTAAACGCATCGTTAACAGCACCAGTCGCAAACACTCCGCCAATCACTTCTGTGATCTGAGGCTCTACAGAAGGCTCTGGGACGGTTCCTACGACACCCGTAAGTTCTTTGGTATTGCTGTGCTCTAAGGTGCCGATAGAGCCTGTGGCTTCGACCCCTGTGGCACCTGCTCCAACCTTTATCTGGGTTGGGGAACCTACCTGCCCAGTTGCTTCGACACCGGTATCAATACGTTCCGTGATGTCAATTTCAAAGCCACCGGCAACAACCGGGGCTACTGCGCCTGTTCCCGTAACTCCCGCTACTTGAACTACAGGCTCTACAATCCCGTACGATGCTTGTCCGTAGACACCAATGCCATAAATTGCATCGACTGAATCGTAGAAGGACACCGGCTACCCCCTACGCGATACGGATGATTGCGTTGGAGGCATCGGCAGTAGGGAACTCAATTGTTAGGTCGCCGGCTGAAGCGGATACGGTCCCACCAAAGTCAATTACAGCAATAGCACGGTTACTTTCAGTAGCGTTGTAGATGATACATCCATCAGCAGAGAGAGTAACGTCTGAGAAGACTTCATCTGCAAAGTCTACAAAAGCTGTGGTGCCGGAAGTTGTGATGGTCGCAGAACCCAACGATTGGCCCCCTGCAGAGTATCCGGTTCCCGAAGCCTCGTCCGAGTTACCCGTCACATCCGAGTAGTTCGTTGTTGTCGCATCGTAAGTTCCCGTCGGGGACTCCTTGATCAATGCGATCTTGATATCATCCGTGTCTAAGTCGTGTAGTCCACCCAAAAGTTCTTCTTTGAATGAAGTACACATTGCAGTTGTTATACCCGCCATACCCTATACCCACTCTCCAGTTTTCATCGCGTCTGCCAACCGGACTGCCCGGCGACCCACCTGCTTTGCCCAACGGGAATCCAGCATCTGAGCAGACGCTTCCTCCCAATCCTCATCTTCGATTGCGTCCCACATCTTCTGGAACTTCATAAGTGTCGGAGTACCGAGGTTGAAACCCATATCAACCAGCACACGTTGTCGAACTGCGTCGAGCATAGATACAAGAGGTTGTGCCTCGAGTAACTCACGCTCCACGATTTCGATATCGTTGTGGAGAAGATATTCAGCTTCATCGTCAGAGATACCGCGATCCTCTAGGTTACGGCCAACACCGATAGTCAACTTACCGGCAGTACATTCATAGGGTTTGAGTTTTAGACCCTCGTGGTCGATAAGCTGTTCTATTAACTCTTCTGTATTGTATTCCATCAAATCACCAGTTCTTACAAGACCAATATCTAGCCGTGAATTTATCCTTCGCCGTATCACAGTTGTGTCGGGCACGGAATGATTTTCTTCGTTCGGGATCGTCCCGCTTAATTTCCATATTGGGGTCGCCGAATCGGACGAGCTTGATCTCATCACCCTTCTTTGCAAGGACCGCAAACTTCTTCGGACCATTTGGAGTCCTCTTCGGCTTGTTAAATCCGGGAAACGTCTCATCACGGTACTTGATACGACCCGATGGTAGACGTTCTGCGCTACTAGCTTTTGGCACGTGCTTTACTCCATCTTTCGGTGTAGCCACCCATAGCCGCCTTCTGGCGTCTCCGGCCACTCGCAGTAACCGCATACTCAACACGGTCAGAGTCTGTTTTCTTCTCAGCCGCGGACTTCTTTTCGGATTTTGTCATCTTCGCCGCAACCTTCTTGGGGCGACACGCAGGGTAAGCCCTGTCTTCCCCCTCTTGGCGTCCACAGGGTTTGCCGGTCTTGATGTCGACCCACTCTTCATTGTGCCACTTGGTGAGGCCGCCCTGTGTCTTTGCCATTAGGAGTAGCTACCCCCGCGGTCCTTGTAGGTCTTCACAACCCATGAGGAAGCGTAGGCTGAGGGCCACACATCAAATTTCTGTTTCGCCTCAGCAGTTACTTTGTTGTAGAGACTCTGGTTAGTGGGCTTCGCGCCGGACGCGGTTTCGCCCTTAGCTTTTCCACCAGACGCCATACGAGCTCGTTGCCACCGTTCCGTGTAGCCACCCATTGCTTTCTTATCACGGGATTTACCTGCTTTATCGAGTGCAATTGCCACTGCTTGATCCTGTGGTTTACCTGCTTTCATCTCTGTGCGGATGTTTTCGGAGATTGTTTCTTGGGATGTGCCCTTCTTGAGTGGCATCCTATCCTCCTACGGGAATGAAGAATTCTTCGACGGTACAGAAGGCATCGATGATGGGGCTACCTCCCCCTGAGGTATTGGAGGGCTCAATCGTGATGTAGTCACCTGCTTCAAGCACGATGAATGCACCTCCGTCAAACTGGATAAACTCCCCAGTACCTAAGTTCTTAGAACCGAGGATGAAGTAACTTGTTGCATCTGCCGCACGATACCACTTCACCTCAATGTCGGAATCATTTGAAGAGGCGTTTGTGATGAACAGTAAGCTCATGTGGGCTTTGGCGTTTGAGGGGCAGGTGTATAGAGTTTCCGCCTGATCATCTGTAGTGCAAGCAATAATCTCAGACTTGGTACGACTGTTCTTTGCGATGGTCACGCCATTCCCCAGTGCTTTTTAAGGTAGGTCTGTACGAGAGTAGCTCTTAAGATATTACTCTCATCCTGCACTTTGATAAAGTGATTATTTATGTCGTAGAGTTTACGGAGGATATAGCTCTGTTCGTATGACACGTTGGTAGACAACCAACCGATCAATGACTTTCTCGATCCCCGAGTTACCGGTAACACACCGTGGGGGTAGATCACCGGAAACACAACTGCTTGTCCCGGCTGGGGTTTTAATGCGAGTTCTGTGTGTTCTGTCTCCATGATGAACTCACCGCCATCGAAGTCATCGTCTAAGCAGATAGAGAAGCCGTAGTCAAAAAAAATGTTGGAGGACTTTGGGTGTGCTTTGAACGCATCCACGTGTTTCTTGTAGTGGTCACCGACTTTATATTCATTAAAAAAGTTTACGTGAATATCTTTCGGGCAGATGACACTATCAATAAATGTGTTCTTGTAGAGTTTGTCTGTAACGAGTTGTCTGACTTCTTTTGAGAGGGAGCCGGACTGGGTATTCTTTTTTATGTTGTAGTATGTACTCAGAGGCTGGCTTTCTGTTCCATCAACCATATCGGAAGACCAGTTATCTAAACAGAACTTAACTTCTTCTGGAGTTAAAACAGGTACGAGCATTATGTGGGTTTACCCCCGCGGGCCGTTGGGTCGGAGTGTATACTACAAAATAAAAAGAGTCAAGGGGCCCGAAGGCCCCCCAACAGTTGCATCAGGTTCCAGTAGAAACTGTAGCTGATTCGACAGGGTTGCCAGAAACGTCTGCCAATACTGCGATCACACGGAAACGCAGAGCGGCTGATCCTGAAGAACCACCGTCAAGAACAGTTACCTGAATAGCGTCTGCCGCTGTGACCATGTTGTCACCGGCCGCTTTCAGAGTGAACTGATACTGAGTTGCCGCCGCAGGATCAGAGTCAACGCCGTCAGCAAAAGCATCAACATCTTCTGAAGTACCTACGTCGAGAGTGATCTGCTCGTTACCAGAAGCTTCGAGAACTTCGATAGCTCCGCCGATAACCATTGTATCAGCAGGCAGATCAATCAATTTAACAACATCGGCTCCAGCCAAGCTAGTGTTGTCCAGTGCGTCATACACAGGAGAGACAATCACGTAAGGCTTAGGAGTGTTACCCGGATGTCCTACAGTTCCGCCACCAGTGACGGTACGATCATAAGTTGCCATTATTCAATCTCCCCTTATGCGAATGTTACGACGCCACGTACCAGAGCTTCTGGACGTAGAACCTTGCGGCCGAACACATGAAGACCACGTACGATGTCAGAGAAAGTCTCTGTAGAACGTACAACTTCAGTCTTAGCGATATGTGATGCAGTCGCAGTTGAAGACATGTGGCCTGCAATGACTGCAAACTCACCCGAACCAAGACCTGACAATGTAACGATGTCTGTACCAGAATCGTTCAGTGCAGTTGTCTTGTAGCAGTTCATACCAGCGATGTTGCCAGCCATTACCAAACCGTTACGGAGAGGTGAAGTCTGGTCACCAGTGACCTGTACTTCTGCAAACTTAGAACCTGCAGAGAACAGTACTTCGTAGAACGCAGGAGGCGCAACGAAGAAACGGTTTTCTTCTGGGATTGACTGGTCGTCCAACGCACGAGCCATCTTCAGCATGAGGTTTACAGCGTTGTCGCCGTCCCCGCCTGCAGTGAGGTTCAAGTCAACAGGTGAAGCTACAGTACCCAAGCCAGTGACCTGCTGTACAGAAGCACCAGACTCAGAAGTCAAGCCAGCGTCACCGACCATAGCAGTCAAGACGTTTGCATCGTACTTACGCTTCAAGGAGAATGCACCTGAAGAAGTAGCCAACGCCTCAAAGTTTACGTGAGACTGACGCTCTTCGATGTCATCGATCTTGAACGCGAAAGCATTCGCTTGGTCAACAACCATTGTAGTCTGGTCATCAGCGAGATCCTGTGGGTTAACAACAGCACCACGTGAGTACGAAGACACAGTGATTGTGGGTTCTTTGATGATGCGGACAGTGTCACCGAAGTTTTCGATTTCACCAGCATAATCAGTGTTTGTGATATCCTCTACAACAGAGGCACGACGGAAAAACTTCAGGACTTTCTGAGAGAAAATCTCAGGAGTAAAGTTACCTGAAGGGAGGTTGCCGTATCCGGCGGCTGTATCAAAAGCCATTTTTATACCCTTCCTTATGAGATAGATAGGTTATTGTTAAAGTTATGCTCTATAATCAATCCGGCCTTCCGCACGTGCGGCATCGAGTTCTTGTTCCATCTTCTCGAATTCCCACGGCTTCATCTTGCCGATTTCTGAAGCCTTCCAGACTTTCTTTTCTGAATTGGCTTCTCCAACCACATCTTTTGCGGTAGCCTTAGATACCACTGCGGCTGGGTCAGCATCACGAGACTTCTTTGTCTTCTTACCAATACCCATGTCAGCCTTGTACAGGTCTAACACACGGATGCCCCACTTAGCGTCTGTGCTGTTTTTGTAAATTCCGTCAGCAATCGATGCGGGTTGCTGGTCTAACCAAGCGAGAAACTTCTCGTCAGTTTTAAGCTCAGAAAAGTCTGGGTGAGCAGAAAGTAGCTCTTTGTACGCGGACTGAACCTCA